TAAAGTCGAAATCTTTAAAAAAGATTTAATAATTTTTTAAGACCCAAATTATATAATGCATGAAAAGTGTCAGAAATATAAGTATATGAATAGCTATTCTCCCTATAAGGGTAAAAGTGGTCTTAAGCGCATATTAAATGCAACGGGCTACTCTATTTCAGGATTTAAAGCAGCTTATAAAAATGAGGCAGCTTTTCGCCAAATTGTTTTGATTAATATTATTTTGATTCCGGTTAGTTTTTTTCTTGATGTGAGCCGTAGTGAGCATGTATTACTGATTATTGTATGTCTTTTTGCAATGATCGTTGAGCTATTCAACTCGGCTATTGAGGCAGTGGTTGATCGAGTCTCTCTTGAAAAACATCAGCTTTCTAAAAATGCAAAAGATATGGGAAGTGCTGCCCAATTTGTTGCACTCTCTATCATTGCTATTACTTGGTTAATTATTTTATTAGGCTAAAAAAAACCATGCCTACAAGTAAATAAGCATGGTTGTAACAAAAGAGGAACTTCTAGCTGCTGTTCCTGTTTTTAATATAAAGAATGGAACTTAATTATTTCTTAAAATTACGTGAAAAATAAAAAATCCCTGCATAAGCAGGGATTTTTTTGGTTAAAGCGTTGATGCGTTATTACATCATGCCTAACATTATTCTTACCTTTTATGAGCTAGAATGAAGAAAACATTTAAGTTAATGTCATTTCATGTTTTCTATACTGAACTAGTATGAACTAGCATTACATGACATTACCGAATTTTGTGAGTAAGATTGTGAGTAAGGTCTCTCAAAAATAGCGTTACTCACACTTCATGTTAAACGATCTTAAAATCAAACGTTTAAAACCAACTGAAAAAGTCTTTCGAGTTGCAGATCATTCAGGACTTTGTTTAGAAGTCCGCCCATCTGGTGGTAAGTTTTGGCGCTTTCGCTACCGCTATCTTACTAAAGCGAATATGCTGACTATTGGTCAATATCCAGAAGTTAGTTTAGCAGAAGCTCGTTTGAAAACTCTAGAATTTAGAAAACAATTAACTAACGGTGTAGATCCTTCAAGTTATCAACAAGAAGAACTATTAAAAGCCATTCAAGCAAATGCAGGAACATTTAGTTTAGTTGCAGCTGAGTTTCTTGAAACGAAAACAGGCCAACAATCTGAAGAATGGTTTACTCGCCGAAAAAGCTATTACAAAAAAGACATCTTCCCTATTATTGGAAATAAGCCAATTCATGAAGTTGATTCAATCGATATTAAAAATGTGCTTGATAGTACGATGGCTAGAATAAGAAAGTCCGGCAAAGGCACTGGTGAAGCTAGGGGAATTTTTGTAAGGCAAATCATTGGTGAGGTTATGACTTATGCCATTATCACAAAACGAATAACTATTGATCCTACATATGCTTTAAGAGGATATATCAAACTTCCAGAAGTTACCCATGCTAGGCCATTAACTGAAACTGAGAAAAAGGAATTGTTCCCCAAACTAAATGCATATGGTGGTTCAAAAAGTACCAGTAATGCTATTAAAGCGGCAACTTATTCTTGGCTCAGATCTATCGAAATCAGACGAGGAAGAAAGGAATTTATTAACTTTGAAGATGAGACTTGGACCATTCCTGCTGTTACAAGAGCTGAAATTCTTGCAGGCAAACGCAATATGAAAAAGAACAGGATGCACATTGTTCCCTTATCAAAACAGCTTATTGAAATAATAAAAGAACAATTTGAGCTATACCCAAATAGTGAATATATCTTTCCGGGTGAAGATGGCGAGATGATAGGGAAAACTACTTTAAATACAGCATTAGATAATCTGGATATTGATTTTACTATGCATAGCTTAAGAGCCACCGCCTCAACCATTGCTAATGAAAATGGATTTAATCAAGATTGGGTAGAGTTGCAACTTGCACACGTGTCAGATAACAAAACACGTGCTTCATATAACCATGCCCAATGGCTAAACGATCGTAGAAACATGATGCAGTGGTGGGCAGATCATGTAGATAGTTGGGCGGTTTAACTGCCTTGTTTCTTCTGGAACTTCCACCAGACTTTTTTATAATAAACTTCGTCACGCAAGAAGTTAATTTTCAATTCATTGCCGTTAAGGTCATAAATTTTTGTGACCTCTCCGTTTTTATCTAGATCTGCTAATAGATCTGCAACACGAGAATCCGCATGGTTGTAAATCTTAATTAATTCGCTAGTCACATCACTGTCTCAAAAAATACAAGTTATCCTATATTCTAATATTATTTTTAAGTGGGCATAGCATGATAGATCAAAAAGAAGAAATGGCGCCTTTATTTGCCTTAGCATATATGAGTCTTATTGATGAAGACAGATTAAATAGATGGGTCAAGGCTTCTTTTGCACTAGGAAAAGTAGAGCCTTTTTTTATCTCCACATTCCAAAGCTTAGGGAGGTTGGACTCACGCTTAGTGTTTTTAGATAAAATTATTATAAAAAACCTTATGAAAGGTGATAAGGGTGATTTAGATTTTAATGCATATACTATTGAACATTTGTCGCAAGCAACTCTTTGGTTATTTGGAGCCTATGAAATAGTTAGGGTTCTAAATGATAGAGATTTTAAAAAAAAGCCAGAAATGGCTATTTATGAGCAATATCAGCCTGAAATTAATTCTTTAAAATTAAAGCTTGCACGAATAAGAATGCCTTTAGCAAAGTTTGCACCAGCAGATAAACATAAGGGAGATGCACATGTACCCACGCCAAGTTTTAATACAACTCATGGGGTAGCTTGGCAAATTACTGAAACTGAGTGGATTATAAGAAAAGATCTTTCAGATGAAATGCTTGAGTTGCTAGAAAAGATCTTTAAAGAGACTAGAACTGAATAGGTTTTTTTGTAATAAATTGCCAATCAAAAAATCTTGTTGGTTTTATCATGATTAATATTTTTCAATAACTTGTATTAAAATTGATGAGTTGGCCAAATACTGCAGAATGATTGGCCAACTTCTGCCGGTTGGTACAAAATGTCAATTAACAACACACTGTACGCAAATGCTGACTCTAATATTATTTTTGATCGTATGGGTTGTGCAGCCAGATAACAGAATACACAGCACAGTAATAAGCAAAGCAAATCTAGTTCGCTTGCAATGGTAGACTTTCATGTTAGCCGATCCGGTTAGCAATCCATCCATAAAAGAATTGCTCTTGTGTGGGGTTGCGTTCACATATTTCGATATAACGCTGGCCCTGCATAATATTAAGTACTCGCACAAGCACTTTTTCGCCTTCTTTCCCGCGCTTGGCCAAATAAGTTTTTAGAGCATTTAGGGTAGCTGGGCCATAAATTCCATCTACTGTAAGATCTGGCCACCCCCCTTTGCCTTGATTATTCAGCAAATTCAAAGCTCGTTGTAAAAGTGGCTTAGCAAATCCGGTACCGCAATTAACACCAGTATCTAAAAGCTCTTCAGCTACTGCTGAGCTGATTGTATTTACTTGGTCAAATCGTGGAGCTGTCCAGTACTGCTTTTTATAAATGGCTTTGGCCACATCAAGCGGTAAATCTTTCATGTTGCCCTTAAAGCCGTTAGTACGTGCTACTGCTTCAGTAATGCCGTACTTTGTTGCCCCTCCTCGATCCGCAGGATTATTTACATACCCGCCTTCGCGCTTAATCAACTCATCAAGATATTGTTCAATATTCATTTCAGTTTCCTTAGATAATAAAAAACCGCCCGAGGGCGGCATTAACTGTTTTCGATATCTCTTTTGGCTTTCTTAACATCTTTAAGTACTTCGACAATCGTCTTACCTTCCTGCTTATCAATGAAATTAAATGTCCACCGGACCAAAGCCCAGCCGGGAATGCCACTAATAAAAAAGAATCCACCAAGGGCCATCATTCCCCAAATATCAGAAACCCATTCATGAAGCCCCCATTTCACAATAATGAACGAGCCACCGGCTAAACTTGATACGACTGTACAGATTAGCCCTACGGCCCATTCTTGCGGCGAACGAGGCATACGTGTCATTAATACCACTGCTGCAACGAGCCCCACTGCCAAGGCCACCATAATTGCAGCACCATAAAATTTTAATAGTGCTGTTAAACCGCTTGTTGAAACTGGTTCCATGCCTTTTACTCCAGAAGTAGGCAAAAAAAAGCACCCATTTGGGTGCTATATAAATGATTTAGATGGGTAAAGGTGCTGTAAGCAAATATGTACTTTGATTTTTCCAAAGTTCATTTGTCACACCATCCCCTCCTCTTGATAACAACATGACGATTTCATTATTTTTGATTGCATATTCAGTATTCAAAGCTATCTCTAACTTTTTCATATTGAATTTTACAAGACAAAAATCTTTGGGTGCATTTGGTGTTGAAATATCAATACAGCGGATGTGGTTTGCGCGGCCCATGTTTGAGGTTCTGTAAACTACAAATATCTTGCCAGTTTGTGACACACAAATCAGAGGACGTGAAAGCTCATTAGTGGTTACAGGACCAGACAAATCATATTTAAATGTAAAATCACTGACTAACTCATTTCGCCAGATCGATCCATCGAACCAGATATGACAGAGTTGAGTTTTGTCGTTTACATCATACTGCGTGATAACAGTGTGATATCGAGAGCTTAAATCGCAACATCCACCATTTTGATTGACATAACCCGAGCCTTGATTAGCCATGTAGATCCTTTCGGAGTTAACATCATTCAAAGGCAATGCATAAGAATTGGCACCACTCGCACTTGTCCAAGTTAGCCCTTTATCCGTAGATTTGGCGTAGAACATACCAAAGTTCGTATTTGCTGAAGATGATTGTGCTCGGTATCCCCAACACAGATGTAGAGAACCGTCATCCGCAACGCCAATTGACTGCTCATATGGACTTGATACAACCGTACTAGCCTGATCAATCAACTTTGTCTTTGCATTAAATACCTTATTTACATCATCAAAAATTGCAGAAAAATACGATCCATCACCAGAACTGCCTTCGCGCCAGAACGCTTGAGTCGTACCATCTGGGTAGCGCAAGAATCTTGGGTAAGTTATTGCAGTCGATGATGAAAAAGAGATTTTCGACCAGCTCTGTATATCATTTGGATTCTGACTAATCACACAACGGCAAGTATTATTGTGATGATTTCCAGAAACTAAGATATAACCGTCTTTAGTAACACCGATAGAAAAATTATTATGCCCGTCCTGAACGTTCGGGGCCACCAAAGGGTTATTTGCTACATTTGCCAGATTATAAGAAGACCAACTGCCGAGTTTATAACGTTGTAATACAATCGGATTTCGATTTTCATCAACTAATATTACATATTGATAATCGCCAAAGCTCACAACGTTGTTCTGAGTAAATGGCGCAAAGTTATACCCGTGGTCTGATGACGATTTAATCGGCAACTTCTCAATTTCAGAATCAATGAAAGTAATACTTGATACTTCACTGTTTGCAATCGCTTCAGCAACATTAGACTCAATTGTACTTGCTGCAATTTCAGTAACTTTCTCTGTAGCAATATCGGTAATCTTTTGATCAATATTACTATCTAATGCCTCATTAACTTTTTGCTGAACAGTATCATTAATAGAACCTGTTACATTTTCAACGCTCTGCGTTAGACCAATTACTTCGGTTTTTAATGACGATACATCTGCATTATCAGCAAATAATTTAGTGATTTTTTCAATATTGTAGCGTTGGAAATTATCATCATCCAGTCGAGCCCGGATATAGATTAAACCAGTACGGGTAGCAGTACCGACTACTTTAGCGATAGTTTGGTTGGAACCATTCGTTGTAAATATACCTAATGGCTCAATATAAGATTTTAAATCATCACACTGAGCTATTACCATAAACTGGTTGTTTACAGAACTATCTCCTACTCGTCCTTGGTAAATGAATTGATCACCTTTGTTACATGGTAAATAGTAATTTCTCCAAGTAGTGTTTGATGTTTGAACTTTATTTCCACCTAACTCTATAACATAACCAGTTTCATACTCAGTTGAGTTACTTAAATTAATATGTTCTACAACTAATTTCCCTACAGATTCTGGTGTTAAAAAACGAGGAGTTTGAGTATTAAGTAAACTTTGAGCAAGGGGAATTCGTTCAATTTTATAATCATTAACACCTGTAGTATGTCGTACTCGAACATAGATAAGGCCATCTTGTATAGCAGTTGCCGATACTGATCCTTCATAAACTGTCCGATGTTCAGACTCACCTATCCATCCTACGAAATTTTCTGATTCGTCATATTGAGCAATATGTTTTAATGGATCTGTAGATGAGGTGTTGCCGATCTTTCCAGTTAGTTTGATGATATCTCCAACTTTAACAGGGATAAAGAACGCCAACCAATTATTGTTTTTTGAAATAGTTAAATCCGGATTTATTACAAAGTTACCTCTAGGTAAGTACTTTGATGTAATATCCAGTTCATTATTAAATAAAACATTGGTTAAATCATTTTTGAAGGTGTATTGATTCAATCGTGGAGTCTTCACAACTGAATAACTCAAAGTGTTGTTTTCAGATCGATGGCGCATATATATCAACCCATCATGTGTGGCTGTTACATTTGCCTGATATTCAACAACTGAACCAGTTGATGGCAAAGCATACAACGACGAAATAAACCCTTTATTTTCTGTCATTTGTAATAATAAGCCTTGTGTATTAGTTCCTATATCACCATAGAATCCTCTTACTGAAACGGTATCGCCTGCTTTAACTGGTATAAAGTAGGCATTCCACAAATAATCTGTAGTACTAATAACATTTCCATCATTTCCGTAAACTAGTCCATTGATGACTTCAACGCTACTTGAGATGTCCTCAGGTAATCCGACACCTTTGGTAAAAGAATCTGTAGTGACAAAACCATTAATTGAGTCGGCTTTATTATCAACATAGTTTTTCGCACGATCGAGCTCACTTAAACCTGTACTTACCCAATAATTACCATCTGGAGAACCTTCAGGCTTATTCCAAAACCAAATTACATCCGTATCTTCGGCTTTAGCATATTTTTTTACCACAGCGGGTCTTGATGCTAGTAGTTCCGCTTCAGTCGCAAAACCTTCCATCAAGCCAGCAGCAATAACATCTTGAATTGCAGCCTGAGATTCAACATCAAATTCATTTAAAGCTGAATTGACGCTCCCTAAAGCTGTATTAACATCAGATTGCATAAAAGTTAATTCTTCAATGATTTCGTCGATTTTTGTTAAATCGACTTTTCCATCTAGCAGACTCAATACTTTTCGAAGAATTGCCAAGATATCCGAAGCATTATTGATATTTGCTAATACAGCATTCCAGTTTGTAGCCATATTCCACCCAAAAATTAGACATAAAAAAACCGCCTCTGGGCGGTAATATTTAAAGAATTTATTTAGCTAACACGCATAATAAACATTGTTGCAAAGTTTCTTGGTCTGGTTTCGGTTGAGCCAACTGAAGAAGTTTTAACCTTGCTTCTCTCACGTCCACCACCATTTGGGTCATAGTTACCTATACTTTCGGAATCACTACCAGTGTTGTCATTCCAGCTCCAGTAAGTATGATCATGTGCCTTGATGCTATCTTCTTGCATACTTCCGATTGTACGACTTGCATCAATACCTCGCCCATTATCCCAACCTCGCGGAAATTCTGCTCGTGTATCAGGCAAGGTCCATGTTGCTGCAGAAATTCCATATTTAGCAAATAGCTTCGGGAAATCTGCCTTATTTAACGTTTGCCCAGCAATCTCCACGTGATTTAAAGGTGGTGATTCACCAAACCACATTGAAACCTTTCCTATTTCTGCATCTGAATTATTCTGAATCGCATCAACAATCTCGTTGATTTTTTTGGTTAGTGAATTGAATAACCAATTGAACCATTGACGAGCTGGCTTTTTATTTGATGGGAAGCCGCTCAATAAAGTTAACCCATCGGTATTTTTTGGCCCATTCAGGCTAAATTCTTCTAACTTATCCATCTACTTCATCCGAAAAAATTAACTCGACTCCGCTTGGTAATGGAAACAATAAGCGAACTAGTTCTTTATCTATGGGTTGAAACTCGGCAAGAAATTCGAACATAACAGTCATATCTCTGTTGTCCTTTAATTTGAAAGGCACATCAGTCAATAATTTGCAGATTTCAAATGCTTCATCGAGTGTGCAATCGCAGTTATTAAGCAAAATCTTTGCTTTAACTACAGAGGGTAATTTTTGAGGTGGGATACTTTGTCCACGATAACTACTAACACCGGATTCACGCCAAAAGCCGCCAATATCGAGATCATCCGTTTCGCCAAATGTTAACGCCTCAGGCTGTCCCTCAAATCCAAAAAAGGGCAGCGGGATGATGTCTGGTACAACAGTTGGAGCTCCTACCCATTCAGCCAAAATATTTAACTGATCCCCACTTGCTGTATCTAAATCAAACTTTTCATTCATGCTTTGCAGCACGTTCATGCAATCAATAATCGGCTCGATCGATACTTTGATTGTCTCATTAAAGTTTGGTTTAGATCGGTGTTCATTAATGATCAGATTCAAGTAATCATCTGTTTGCATTAACCACCTCCAGAAACACTGATCTCGATATTGTCTGAATCACAATAGGCTACGGCATTAAAAGCTAAGGTGTAATCGCCTTCTACCGGTACACCATCTACAGTTAATTGAAGGCTTTCTATTTCATAAGACCTTGCATCTAATGCGCCGTATAAACCTGCTGGTACATACAGCTTATTAATTGCGATACGGTCCCCGATATCGAGCTGGTTAATGTAATCAGCTGAAGCGCTTTTGATTTGCTCACCGATATCTACGGTGTAATCCGAATTAGTTTTTAATTCAAAACGGATACCAATAGATTTCTGAATTGGTCGCCAGTAGTCAATTGATACAGGATCACCGTAAACCGTTGGACGAATCACAGTTGTATTTCCGTACAGATCACAACCGGGTGCCTTCTTTACTCGAATCGTCTCAGCAATCAATTGATCATCTCCACCCGCTACGACAACAGCCAAAGAGTTTGGCGGCAAGCCTAGAGGATCATTAAATGATTTTTGATTTTCATAAACCTTACAACGGCTCACACCATCAAGACTAAATAGAGCTCCTAAAATCCCCTCTGTATAAGAACGCGAAGGAATGGCCGTTGATAATGCTTGGCGTTGACGTAATTTAGTGTTGCTTTCGACCGGAGCACCTAAGGTGGATGCCTGAGGATTGTTTACGGATTGCCAACCACGTGTTGGTGTTGAAATAGTAGTAACAGCATTGGGCAGCGCTAGAATTGCTCCAGCTTTTTCAGCTATAGCAGTTACAACAATTTCCCCTTCAGCTGGGATAATAATCTGTGCTGGCAATAACCAACGATTATTATTTTTATCGCTCACAATGCCATTATTAATGATTGTGCCAGCAACACCAATCAATACCACCGAAACACTTGATTGTGTGGCCACTGCACGGCGAATACCATTAATCTTTACATTACGCGATAGTGCATCAGTATCGGCAGTACTTGGTGACATAGAGTTATAAACATTTATAACTTCTGCATTACAGTCAGCAATTACACGTGCGATAACACCAATCCACTGACCGTCTTGACTATCGTTTTCTAAGTAAACATCTTGGCCGTAAATTCCTCGGTACTTATCTTTTAAATACTCGACAATTTCACTATAAGTTGCAGCTGTAGCACCATACTGATTAATTACAGGGGCTATGCTAGTTAATGCCATCTTTAAATCTCCCCTTGTAAACTTGCTGAACCGTAGATCGTTGTAATGGTTGATTGAATCGATAGCTTTCGTGTTTCACCATCAAATTGACTATCAAAAGAATCGACTCTTAAAACACCCTGAGTACTTAAAATTCGCTGTCGAATCATGAGCTCAAACAAATGGTCGGTGAATTTCCCTAAAACATCAGTGGTCCATCCTGTGCCATCTGAAGTATCAGCAAACCATTCACCTACCCAAAATTTAAGGCGGGTCATTACCGCCTGCGCTACACCCTCAGGTGTATTTATATGGAAATTGTTTTGACCTTGGCCAAAGCTATAATCCCCATCATCATCTAGCTTTCTATAGCGCATAAAAAAAAGCCGCCTTTCAGCGACCCCTCATTTATTTATGGTTTTGGTGGACCAGATTCACCATTACCTGGTTGTACTTTCGTATGGCCATGGCTAGAGCCAACATCAATATCGTTATTTTTTAATGCCCCTAAGACACCTAATCCTTCTTTCATTTCAACTGGGCAATTAAAAGATGCCTTAGTACCGAAAAACTCTAATTCACCTGCATCATTTATCCGGATCTTGGCATTACCTGCATCATTTCTTAATTCAACCGCATCAGTGGCCACACTCTTTAAACGTTTAGGCTGAGATTGCGGCGCAAATGTAGCAAAGCCATCAGATAGATCATGCTTGCGGTTTTCAAACGGTGGTTGAATGCCCCCGTTTTGCCACCACAAATCAATGCATCTAGATGAGAAATGTACTAGACACTCATCACCCCGCTTAACTGGAAATGTTAAAGCAAATCCGCCAGCCTTAGGCCAGCACACAGGTACATCTGGTATTAATGGCAGATCCACTAAATCCATTGAACCATCTTCACGCATAACAGGTATTTGAATAGCTGGGGTAACAGATACTGTTTGTTTATCTGGATCATAAGATTCAACAATACAAGGAAGATTGGTCCAGACTACAGCCAAGGCTGATTTAATCGCATCATTAATGATGTTGAGTAAATGAGGCGATCTTTCGTTATTACTTAAAGCCATATCAATCCACCGCCGTAATTGTAATACCCGATTTTGGAACTACAGCACCCTGACCAACTGAAACTGTGCTCGTATACCAATCATCGCCGCGTGTATCTCCGTAATGCTCGACCGCTTTAATGATGTAAATCCCATTAATGCCACCAGCTGTTTTAAGATCTTTCTGCGGCTGGTCAACTCCCTGACTTTGATAATCAATATCAAAAGCCTGAGTTTGAATGCTTGTCGTATCAACATGAATTCGCCCACCACGGCGCAATTGTGGATTGAGCAAGCAATTCACCATTAGCCCCTCTGTTGTGAGTTGAGGCATTCCAATCATGCCCGAGCTGGCATCCATTTCAAAAACTGAGTCAAGTAAAAAGCTACTGATACCAACCATGTATAAGTATTCATCGTCAATGAAGTACTCGGTGTTTGTGTCTTTGCAAAACTGTCTGATCTGGTCGTCTAATGACCCGAACATCACTTTGCCACGAACATATTTCTGATCACTCAGCTGTGGCAGCTCACCAGTTTCCACCCCATTCGCTTGATACTCTTTTGCGAGTTCATTCTTGACTTGATCGACTGAGGTACCAGCTGCAATGGTTTTATTAACCAGCGCATAGTTTTTAGCTTTATCACCTGACTGAGCCAGAATGCATAAAAAGGTATCAGTCGGGCTTTCTCGTCCTCGGCGATATTGGAATGTTGAACCTTTGAAAATTGTGGCCAACTCTTCACCGTAACCAGCCTCGAAAGTGACCATCGCTCCCACGTTGGAATTATCCTCGCCAGCAAGTCGATTCATTGTATCGACTGATAAGTTATAGATATAAAACTCAGCTGCTTTGGGTGTTTCAGCTGTAGGTTGATTAATACGAAATACAATCCGCATTTCTGATAAATCTAATGCCTCTGGCTCCCCATATTTAAGCTGGACGGTTAGCCGGCAATTTCGCTTCCATTGTTCAGTCATTTAAGGATCCTGCCAAAAAAGCTTTATGTGGGTGCCTAAATCACTAAATGATTGGCTCTCATCTTCATTGAGGTTTTGAACGTACATAGAGCCGCTAATTACATGACTAAAAGGGCTTAAAATATCGATACCTGAGACTAAAGGAATACCTAAGGCAACAGGCTCTGAATTAGTTTGAAAAATATCTAGGTACCATCGTTTTCGAAAAACAAGCTTTAGCTGGTAATTAACCTTGTTTAACTTGATAAAAAACTTTTGGTTGCGATCGAGCAAAGGGATTTCATACAAAGCCATTTTAAAGCCCTACCGTATAAGCACCACCAACCTGCCCTAAACCAGTGATTTGAGACAACATAGACTGTTCAACTTGTTTAGGTTGTTTAGATCCCGAGTCAACCACATCAGAGGTAACTTCTGGATTCTTCTGATCAGCAATAGAAACTAATGTTTCTTTAGTGGTAGAAATAAAAGCTTTCTTAAATACAATATCGATCATTAAAGCGTTTTCGGAAGTTTCGTCAGTGACGCTCTTTAATGACTTAATGAGCATGTCTGTATAAAGGCGTTTACCCGTAGAGATAACAAGCCGCTGACCTTGTAAAGCCTGTAATCCTTGGTAGATCCCTAGTAGAGATAAATCAGAACCGATAAATGTATTACCAATAAGTCCATTCATCCTGCCAGCACTTTCAGACCATCCTATTTTCATTGTTACTTCTGGCGGCGCTTTATAGCAATGATCAGAAATCGGTGAACCCTTTTCTACTGGATGCTCTGTAATAACAAGCTCATCAGAAAGGTTTTCCTCAATCACCACATCAGCAAATAAACCCATAATTGAACGGTGGCCACCAAGTAAGAGGGAGCCAACTGTTTCAGTGATAGCCATGCTTTTCTCCGGGCATTAAAAAACCCACCATTTGGTGGGTTTAAAATCAGATAAAAAATTAACGCGTTCTATAGCAAGCATCCAGTTTGCCTTTAATTTGCTTATAACATGACCATGAATCATCTTTATAAGTTTTAATCACTTTCTTGGTTTTAAAATCACGCGAATAATCTTCTGCATCCATTAAGTGATCCGAATCTTTACCCATGACTATTGACCGTTCTTCAGAATCTGGATTCATGGTTGATTCTTCGACTAAGAAATTTTGTTTTCCAATTTTTAAAGCTGTATACATGCCTCCGGCACCACCGCCAGAAGAAACTATACAAGGCTTAGTAATGTTTTTCCCATCCACAACAAAGCATTGACCTTTTACATCAGGATATTCATGAGCGAAAGCTTGTATAGATATACAAGACAATAACATTACTAAAACCTTTTTCATTAAGCACCTTACCCAATTAATGGCTTCACATTTCTAGCCATTTGAATCATTGTATTTTCATTGTGACGCTGTACAACCTGAGCAGTTTCTTTTGGATTATCTGCGCCATTAATAGTCATATCAGTTTTATGTGACTGATAGATAGTTATATTAGCAGAACTAGCATTTGAATTGTTCACCTGCTCTTTATGAGGATTACTAACGTTTGCTAAGTTTTTTGTGTTGCTAATATTAATATTTGGGGCTGTGCTTATATTAGGGGTGAAATAATTTCTTTGATGCTTTTTAAAATCCTTGTTCTGCACCATTTCACCTTTTGCAATATAACCATCTTTGTTTGAATCCCACACTTTATTAAGCTCATAAGCCCTACTACCTTTTTTGTAACCATAACCAGTGACAGCAGTATATAGATCCGCAACATTTCGTTTTTTAGAGGATTTAAACCCTCTTTCTTTAAAATATTTTTCAACATATACCATTTGCTCATCAAACGATAAGGAGGCAAATTTCTTTCGACTCATACCATAGTACTTTCCTTTTGTGCCACCGCTACCTTCCATAAATTGAATTAACCCGGTAGCTGAAGATTTTGGATTTTTCGCACTAGGGCTAAAAGTACCTGCTGTTTCAAAAGAAATTACAGCTGCTAAATCATTCGGATCTACACCTATGCTTTTTGCAACGGCTTCAATCGTTTTTGCTTTATTGGAAGTGAAGTTTTTGCTCTTATATTTTTGAGAGAAACTAGAAGAAGAAGCAGATACATTTTCCTTAATAGCATTAACAGTGGATTGCGTAGCACTAACCACTGCAGCGGTACCAGTTTTAGCAGCTTCAGTTACTGCCGCTACTGTTTCTTTTGCGGTTCCTGCTGGATCATCAATTGCCTTGGTAACAAACTCTACAGTTTTATCTTTTAGGTTTTTGATTAACTCAGCCAATTCTTTAATACGAGCAATCGCGGTTTCAATACCACCTTCCCATTTAGACCAATCAATTAAGCTCTCTCCACCATTTTTCCAAGTTTGGTAGTCGTCCCACAATGCAGCAATAGCAGCGGCAAGCGCTAATACAATACCGATAGGTGAAGCCAAGAAAGCTAAACGTAACGACTTGATCAGGAAAAGTAGCCCTTTCAACATTGGCAATACTGAGGCCAATTTAGCAATCGTTCCAATAAAACCACCGAAGATGACGGCGAGTAAGGCAAACTTCAATCCAGTGGCCAGAATTGCTTTAAACCGTGGATCTAGTTCAGCGAACCAAGCAATAGCACTTCGCAAAAAGTTATTAATCATCTTAAGGATAGGTATAAGTGCCTGCCCTGCGGTCATTACAACAACTTCAGTAATTGCCTTAGTCGTCATCGTAATATCACGGAACTGGACCATGAACTCTGTACCAGATTTAGTTAGTTCATCGGTTAAACCAACGTCCTGCCGTAATTTCTGGTATTTCTCCATGTTGCTGATGAACTTATCATCACGCATGGCCATAAGGGTATTTTCATCAATACCTAGTGAACTGGCGTAAGCATTTGCTTGGTAATAATCCATGCCTTTCATAGTTTTTGAAAGGTCTTTCATTACTTCCACACGGTCACGTAACTGGCCGTTACCATCACGGGTAGCAACACCCATGCCTGTAAGCATGCCTTCATAACCAGGGGAGTTACGCATTTTCTGCGCTACGTTCTCAAGCGACTGTAATGCATTTTGAGCATTACCACCCATTTGTGAGATTGCATCACCGTAGGCTCTAATATTTGAAGCAGATGCGCCAATACGTTGAGATGAGTAATACAGCTTATCGAGTTCGCTTGCTGTCTTTGCTACTGCCACAACTGCACCTGTTGCCAAAAGCAAAAGTGTTTTATGTAGTAATGTAGCCTTTAGCTCCACCCCTTTGAGGGCATCGCCCATTTTTCTAGCGCCTTCGTTATCCGTAGAAAAACCCAAGGACACTAAGAAATCACGAATAACTGTATCGCTCATGTTTATCTCAACCTTTCTTTTGATCGTTAAATCTTTCAAGTAAAAGCTGGTTATCTGCCTGCACATCTAATGCATCGTTCATCAATGCAATATCAGCTAGATCTACAGTTCCATCTTTTAAAGACTCAAAACGACAAAGACCACGAATCACCGGCCGTAAAAGCCAATCTTCGTGGTCTGGTAAATGCATAAATTTTATGTGGGTTGTTTCTTGCTCAATGCCTGAGTAAGCAACCCTTGAATAAAATTTCCCAAGTTAATACGAATCACTGCAATTGTTAGCGGGAGGATGTGCTCGATACCTAAGTTATCGAACATCAAAGCATCTTTAACTACTAATCGTGCACCGTCGCGTGTAACGACAGACAAGCACTTTTTCATAACGTAGTTAGCATCTTCTTCGGGCATCTTCGCAAATGCATCAATAAAAGGCTGAATCGCCTCACCAAAACTATTTAGGTCAAAATCCTCTAAAGCGCTTAGATCAGGATTATCGGGATCATCCCCAAACTTATCTAAGAGATCCATTACATTGCTTTTCAGGATCTCAGTCATGAAGGGAACAATCGTAGGAACAATAGGTGCAATTTTTCGGGATACGTGAAATTGATCAAAAGCATCTAAGCGGCCAATTTCGTAATTATGATTACCAATTTGCATTAGTCATATGCTCCTAACTTCTGATCGATCTTGATTGCATCAAAAGCCCACTCGTTAAAGTCACCGACTGTCTTATAAGCTAGATCAGCATGCTTCTTAAAAGCACATTTCGTGGCGGTAGCATTGTCACCAGATCCGGTATGGTTCAACGTGATTGTGTTCTTGCCCCACTTTTTCGTGCTTGAACGCTGGATGTGGTAAAGATTGGAAAGCTTGGCATTAACTGGCGATGTTTTTAATAATCGTACAGTCACAGTACCAGACTTATTAGCACTTAAGGAATGCATCCCTTCACCGTCAGCGCCAATAGTCATTTGGTTAGCATCAGCAGTCATTGCAATGGTAATACCTTCATCTGCAACGCCCGCACCGTAACCAAGGTCAATTACCCCATCATCACTGGCGAGTGTGCATTGAGTATCCATAAATGAATATGTAGACATATTTTCTTGTCCTTATTAGCGATTTACTGAGACAAGCACATCAGAGAAATGTGTTGCACCAGCCAATTTGATTGCGATTTGGAATACTGGAGATTTACGCGCCTCACGTTCAGATTGAGCTTGATCATCTAAACTATTGGCAAAGACGTAATATCCTTTTGGAAGATAGTCACCAGTTTCTAAGGCCCCAAAAGAATCACCATTCCACTGACCGGGACCAATAAGACCGTTAGTTACTGCCTGCTCTAATGCTCGCTCAAGTACCGTACATTGACGATTTACGCCACTTTCCAGTTGTGGAACTTTGGTTGGTGTGGTGTAGAAAAGATTCCACAATGCTGTCTCTAAATGGTTTTGTAACCAATCAAGACCGTGACGCTCATCAATGAATGAGCCGTCACACATTACACCTTCTTGAAGAATTGCTGTGTCGTTGTTGTAGCCGGCAAAGACATTACAGTTTTTATCATTAAGCGCTTTTGCTTGTGAGACTTGCAAGTCTTCAGCTTCTACACCCGGTAGCTGCTTAAACTTCAATGTAATAGTTGTATTTGTGCCATTAAAGTTGACGCTAAATGCTCGTCCAAAAACCGAAGCTGCTGCATGTGGGGTATCACCAGAAAAGATAGTAAACACTCGGCCATTGTTGGCTTTGCTTAGCTTATAAGCCAGATCAGTTGTGCTGGTACCATCCAAAGCTAATGCGTTCGTAATTGTCTGGCCATAAATACGGGGTGGATTTGCAGCAAGAATAAAATCTCCTACTGCCTCAACATCAGCGTCCGAGATTGGCTCAGCGATATCTAATCCATACCATTTAAGGGATTTGTCAGCTAAATGCGTAATCGCATCCATTAAAGGTTCTGCAGCATAACCATTCACTGGTACCGATGCATGACCAACTGTTAAGCCCATCAATGACGAAACATCTGTGCCAGTTGCATTGGCAATAGCGTAAGAAATCGTTGATGTGGTACCAGTGGTTAATGATGTTATTTCAAAGCGATTGTATACATCGTTCCAGGTTACTGAAGCGGTACCGAGCTTTGTGGTTAATGCTGAAGCTACACCATTTAAATTAGTCACAGCTGATAGATTCAATGCAGTGACAATTTTTTCAACACCATCAATGGTGATTTTCATCGAACCGTCAGAAATAGCTGTGAAGTTTGAAATATCACGTTGAGCAGAAGATAAAACCGCACCTTTTAAAACCGCAGAACTAGCAGATTTAACCCAGCGGCCAATATACAAAACTCGTGGTTTAGGTACTTGGCCAAAGTACTTTTGAGCGGCTTTGTATTCTGGTGCATCAGTGCCAAAATCTAATGCTACTGGCGTTGGATCTGAATATTCACGTAAACGCTCAACTGGATCTACTACGCCATCGGTAGCCCCCAATACAAGCAAAGAGCCAAAGCTACGCGGCCCCGCTGCTAAAGCCGCCAAACTAATGGAGACATTAACAACATCAGAGGTGGACAATGTCATGGATTACTCCTCGGAAATTCTATAGGTCCAGCATCTACAAAAGATTTAACTGCAAACGTACGTAATGTTTGCCGCTTAAAGACAGCGGTTAGGTCATATCGATGTACATACTGATTATTGAGAAAGTCAGGCGCGGTGATAATCTCACCCACCTTGATAAATTTGATTTTTTGCGCTTTAAGCTGCGCGATGTTTTGCGGAATGCCTAGACCATCCTTTAGGACGTTTGCAATTGATTGGCCGTGGTCGCCGTAGAACGATAAAAACAGCGTCAATTCTTCATGTCGAATTGAATCCATTGTTTCGTCTTTCTGGTCGAAGTAAGGCCCATCATCAGGAATTATTGACTTTACAGCGAAGGCGCACCAGTCCACACCAATTTCGGGGAATGGCGGTGGTTCTCTTTGGAAACGTGGACGAACCATTACACCTGGTAAAGAAGTAATACCGACAATGAAGGCTTGAAAGATGTCCTCTAGGTCTTGGTCATAAGCAGGTCCGCCACTAGGGGTAATATATCCCCCTGAAGCAGAATCACCCATTATTACCCCAGTGGTTTAAGCTCACAAATTGCTTTTATGAAACCTTGGCCATAATGTAGATTGTCCAGCACTTGAGCCACAATGTAGGTTTTACCCTTCCATGTAATCTCATCTGCTTTGGTATTTTTATCGCCTGAAGTTAAAGCAAACTGTGTGTGAATGTTGATTGCGCCTTTAATCAATGTGCCATCTGCTCGACGGTCCATTTTGATACCGTTGTTTGTAGTAACAACACCAGAAAAAGAAGTATTTGTAATCGTCTCTTGCGATCGTCCGTTGTTTCCCACGATGACCTCAGTACGTTTGCAAATAATGCCCGTCTCCATAAAGTCGGGATCTAGTAAAACGTCAGATACATCAAGATTAGCCACGCTTTACCTCCTTATCCTTTTTCATAATTACGTAAGTAACCGATTTTCTCAGCTCACCGGTATCAATCAACGGCCGAACTAGGCCAGACTCAGCTGGACCAGTTTCAAGCTGCTTTAGATACTGCTTAGCGCCTTTCCGTCCACGCCGTGCACGTGCTCGGATTGTGGCCAAAGATAGAGGGGCAAATTCACCATTAACGAAATAGGCCCGGACCGAATTCATTGCAATCATCCCAGCGGATTCAAGCAATTTCATCATTCTTTGACTATTACCATCTAAAGCAGCATCTACCGCTTTAACTAGCTTTTCCCCTACCTCGTCCTGAACTTGCTCAACACCCGGAACAAGAAATGGCCGCTCAGGTATGTTTTGAGAAGGTGAGCCTCCTTCCATAAGGTAGCCAATCTGCGCATTGGTTAGGCCGTCACCATCGGTTCTAGCCTCACCATGGGGAATGCCAACCAATACATCCATTTGAGAGAGTTCAGCTACAGCTTGAAAAATGTCAGCTAAGCCTTTACCACTTGATTTAACACCACTGCTCATAGCTGTATTCCTCCAGTACCAGCCATCAGCAAGAACTGATAAAACTGAACTCCCCATGTTGTCTGGTTCCAGTGGCCAGCATCAGCGATTAGTACGCCCGAAACATCCATGGACTTTGAAACACCATCAACTGATTTAGATGTTTCATTCCCCACAATCTTTCCAGCATCACCACCAATGCTTGCAGCACCCATCGCACGCTTATAAAGCGTGAGATAGTGAGCAATAAACAGTGTCAAACCATAATCAAGCGTATCCCCCCAACGTTCCTCACGAAGTAACTTTTTCCCAAGGTTTAAATAGAAAATAAACTGAAATGACGGATATTGCGCAGTATCAGCAAACACCGGCATTTCTTCACGAAAAGAGGATTCACTGATCATTAGTTAGGTTTCCTTCGGTGTGTCTTTTTCTTTGGCCGGGGTTGCCTTGGCCAAGTCAGCTTTTAACTTAGCGATTTCGGTATCACGATCTTTAATCGCCTTTTGAGCTTGATCTAGAGCATCCTTTGATTCACTCGCTTGGGTTTGAAGATCTTTAGCGGACTGGATCTTAAGATTAGCGATTTCGGTATCACGATCTTTTACGATCCCTTCAAGTTGTCCGATTTTCTTTGCAGCTTCATCAGACTGCGTTTGAAGAATGCTTAATTCTTCATTCACTGTTTCTAGTTGCTTTTGGAGCTCGCCTGTCTGGATATCATTATTAGAAATCTCTTGGCAGTGAGCCTTAACAAACCAGTTTTTGGCGACCTCTTCCTCTACATGTTGTAGACCCATAGGTAATTTAAGAGACTTCGGTTGCCCGTTTTCATCAGTTCCAAGATTTACAGTTATTGGACGAGAAAGAAGAATTTGTACTTGTTTGCTCATGTCTTAATTCCCCTTATAGACCATCTGCATAGAACGCTGTTTCCGGATAAATCCATTCAATTGCACCTAAACGACCATAGTAGGTAGTTAATTGACGTAGATCTCGATATTCAACTGGAGTGCGTTGTAAAGGAACCATTGGGAAGCGAACACGGTTTTCACTTTGCGTATAACACATCATACGGTCAGTACCCGCCGTACCTCGCTCTATACACCACTTTGAAGGCTGGATGTCTAATGGCTTACCGTTTTTAGCATAGGAAATACAATTGACTTTGATATATTCCAAAACTGAAATATTGCCAGCTTCAGAAACTTTACGAGTTACTGCTAAACCAAATTGTTCAGGTGGCAATAACAATTTAGAAGGACAAACTGCAAAGCCTGAAGCAATCCATGCGTTATATAAAATCATATTCACATCGGCCAGCATTTCGTCTGCTGTTGCCAACTTCCAGCTCTTATTAACGTTGGTAGCGCCTACCTTGTCAGAGTTCAAAAGACCTTGAACACCGATAACTTCATCACCGATATAGACTTGCTCATCGGTATCCATATTGTGCTTAAGGATTAAACCACTGTGTTTTAAGGCATCAACTGGACGACCAGATTGACGAGCAGATTCTAATTCCGGAATGGTCCAGCCAATCTGGTTAGCCCATAGAGTTAATGGCTGTGCTGTTTTACCAATATCTAACGCAATACCTTGGATAGCATCTGCATTTTTACCTACCCAAGATTTACCTTGAGGTGAAGCGCCTCCAGCTGCTGCAAATGATGCATTTGAAAAACTCGAAATCTCATCTGCAATAGATACATCAGAACGTAAGTCAACATCACGCCCCCAGGTCACATCTACCAAAGGCTCATGCATTGTTTGATCAAGACGCTCTAACTCACCAACCATGAAAGCACCGGTGCTATCAATGGTTCGTGAATCGAAAGTCATCATATGGTCACGAGTTCGAGCTCGTACAGGTGTTGCTGTCCCCATGGCCAACGCTTGAGCCATAGTGTTCGCAATTAATAGCTTACTCATATTGTCTTTTCTCCAGGCACAAAAAAACCACCTAATCGGTGGCCGTGCTGTTCAATAATTTTTAAATGTTAAATGAGATTTCTACGTTGCCTTGCGCATCTGCATCATGCATAAAGAATGCATTCGGTAAGATAATGCTGTTTGCTCCATCTGCTGCGGCTTCAACACCTCCAATTGGTTTAGCTTCAGTCCCAGCAGCGATACGTACATAAACCGTGCCTGCCTTCTTAGCAGTACCTGCATTACATTTCACCGTCATATAACCACGGCGTAAAACATCTTGAATGCCGTTAGGTAGAGGCGTTGCTTTACCAAGTTCGTTTTGTGCAGATTGAGTTGGATATGCACGGACCAACAAACCATAAATACTTGCTGCTGTATCTGCTCCAGCTAAAAGAACAAATTTACCTGTAGCGGTATCAATCTTCCCGAACAAACCAAATGCAGAGAATTGAGCCCCTACTGGATGTGATTCGATAGTTGATTGGCTTTTGCGAGAGACATCACCAGGAATGCCACTCGGCATGCGATATAAAAATGCATTAGACATAATTCTTATCCTTGATTGGTCCAGAATTCACGGTTGCGTTTATTAATTTCAGCTGGCGTTGGAGCAGCTCGGCCAAAATCAGTGGTTTTAATTCCAGAACGAATGCCCTTTGCATTGTTCTGTTGTTTGATGAGTTCCGATGCCCCAGCAAATGCAGCATCAATGGTGTGGCTTGGCAAAATATCAAAATCAGGATTTTGACCAACAAATGGAGTGATAGCTTTCTGGCCGTCTTCGGTAGCAAATGCAGTTTTAAGTACTGCACGTTTAGTATTTAAAACAGCTTTACCATTGTTCGCACTGTCGAAGGTAGGCATGCGATAACCAGGCGAAAGAATTTCGGCACGTGAAATGACTTCTTTTAATGAGTCACCGGTATAAGTTTGCGTACCAGATTCATCAAGTTTTTTAGCTGGCTCTGGCTCAGTTAAATCACCGTCATCTTTTGTCTTATTTTCCGGATCGTCGTCATCTTCTGTTTTCTTTTCAGGATCATCAGAATCTTTGGTCTTTTTCTTTTCTAAAGCACTCATGCGTTTATCCATCGTCTTCATGAACTTACGCATTTCAGCCTGAAAAGCTGAGTCACCAGTTTTAACTTTTTCTTCTGGCTCATCATCGTCATCTTCTGTTTTGTCATCATCATCCGAATCCACAGTTTTGTCTGCTTCTTCGAGAGCTTGGTCAACTGTGCGTTTTAATCCAAGCAAATTTTGATACCAAGGTTCTTTCTTTTGTGTCTTTTTAGCAGACATAAAACTATCTCCTATTGAGCAGCGGGAACCGCAACGCCCTTTTTCAACCAATGCAATATGGTTTACCCGAATATTGCTCTGTAACCCTTTGCCCTTGCTGGTTTCTGTATAATCAGCATCGTAGCCTAGAGAAATTTCTACTTTCCCATCCAAAACTTTTTGGATAGTTTCTTTATCTGTGACCAATATATCGGCCATAAGATAATCAGAATCGGCACCCTCACCACGGCGAACATCTTTAACAAAACCCTTAGATAAAAGTTTCCAGTTATCAGGTGTTACCCAATCACTTGGATGATCATCTGTAACAGGTTTACCTTCTGCACTAGCAATGGTAATTGGATGGAATAAAACATCCTCACCACGATAAATGATAATTAAGCCAGTATTGTCAGCAGTGATGGGAACTTCACCATCCGCATACATCAACGTGCCAATGCGAGCGATCGGCACATCACGACATAGTAAATAACCCTCGGGAGTTATTTCACGTGTACGGCCTAATTGACCAGTTGTATAAATCTCAGACCGATCAACAGTTTTTTGGTCTTTAGTCTTTTTGCTTTTAAACATGATTCACCTTTTTTACAGGCATTAAAAAACCACCCGAAGGTGGTCTTTTCATTTCTATTAATTACGTTAAATCTCCAGCATGGATACGCTTAAGAGCCTCTGGTGCAAATTCATAAAATTTGACTTCACCATTAACAAACCATAAACATTGAACTTTGCCATCTTCAAGAATACGCTCAACCGTCATATTGCCGCCATCTGATTGAAGAGATACAACATCACCAGCTTTAAGTTCACGCATTTATATTTTCCTTAATTTATTAAATACATAAATATATCATCTATTAAAATTAAGACAATATACTTAAATATCAGGTATAGACGGCTCAGGATAACAACGACAATTAGGCAGACACCCAGCATGTCCTTTTAAATTGTCCAAAGTTGGCGGATTGTCCCAAGCAACAAATTTACCATTCATCTCTTTATGGCTTGGCCTTACGTCACCATCTTCACTGGTGCGCCAGATATAACCCTCGGATCCTAGATTCTCGGCTCTAGCTTGAGTAAATACGCATGATGCTCGGCTAACCTCAGTACGGGCGATTGTATTTGCCCTAGATCTTGTCACTCGGCCAGTGGCCATAATCAACCCAGCAATCTCACTTGAACGGTTGCCCTCAATTAGCGATCGTGTAGAAAGGTCATGAATACGGTGAGCTGCATCTAATGGCAATGACTTAATAAGCCTTACCTGGTCATTTAGAAGTTGCTGATATACGGCACCAACTTCGGTATTCCGGATCTGTTCACGCACACCACGGGAAAGATCTTGTGCATAGATGAGCCAAGTTTTCTCATCACGCAATGCAACATCGGTAATGATTCGACCAGCGGCATTTTGTGCCCAATGGTGGAGAGTATTGGCATACTCATTTAAAGAAGCCGCCATTAAGGGATATGTGCGGGGGTCATTTACATCGAAACCCTTAACGATAGTATCGACATAACCAGCAATCTTTCTAAGCTGCTGGCTGTACCGTATCTCGGTCTTTCTCGCCAGGTTCGGTGTTATCCGATTTATTTGTTTCTTCATCATCTACACCCTCACCCGGTGGTGGCGGATCCTCACCATCAGCTTCTTTAATTTCCTCATCCGTGATGTGAGAGAAAACACCCGTAACTTCACTTGATTGACGCAATTCTTTTAATGCTGTTGAGCGTTTGATAAGTCCTGCTTCTTCAACTGCAATAACTGCCTCAGAAACTCCTTTGGCAACATTTGCCTTCTTCTCATCATCTAATTGCCACAATGATGCGAATTTAAAACTAAATGAATCAGGCAAAGGCTTACCAAGTACAGACATATGCAACACGGCATAGAGAATCTGTAACGGCGTTCGTAAACGACCTTCTTGTTGCTGGTTAATATTGTCGTAATAGTTTGCTAGATCTGACTCACCCGTAGCATTTAAACCCGCTGGTGACTGACCAAATAGACGTACAAGCGGAATGCCTGTTGCACCTGAAATCTGTTGCCCAAATTGCAGCAGAATATTGTCTAAACCAGAAAAGTTGTACTGATGTGCTTCATAAGTATCATCAGCATCCATTAGCGTTAAGCCTTCATTAGACTGCCACTGTCGGATCTGATTGATCTGTTTTACAAGAGCCTCGTAAAGTTGGCCACCAGCAGCAATAAGACTACGCAAACCTTTAACTTTATAAGTCCGCAGATGAGCTTTATAGACCAACTGACCAGCACCCAAAGTAGCACTATCAAATATCGTGAGCCGATCCTCCAATCGCTCAATAACTGATTGCCCCCAAAGGTTTTCAGCAATTGATTGGTTATATGGTAGCTCAACACCATCCATACGGATGACGCGCGAATAATGGACTCTTTGATTACACAAGCCAACTGAATCGGTAATCACATCGTAATAGCGCGGAGTACCATAATCAGGACCTAACTCTGTGACTAAATCTTGTAATGTTGGCTGAACCATCCATCGATCAAGAACCAATAAACCTTTAAACTGATCTTTACCAATAGTGTTGACATTTAAAGGTGTTGATACGTTTTGACCATCGATCATCATGACAGCAATGGCACCACCATAAAGACGGGACCACTTAATTGATTTATTAAGTCGCCCCCATACCTGTAAGCGATCCATCTCCTGATCTATTTTTTCCGATTCTTTTGGATCTGACAGGCCATTTAATTTGACGCCTTTACGTGTCATATCATCAGCAACAACATCAACTACTTGACCAACTACCCAAGATGATCGATACATCGCTTCAAGCTTTAATCGGTCACGACTTAAAAAATTAAAGCCATAAACAGACTGATCATGCTGGTTTCCAGTACCCAACCCAACGCGAGCGGCAAAGTTCTGGAATGAATCTTTTGTAAATTTAATTAAGCCCATAACTTTCTCTTTTAAAGCTTGCCCCAAACGTTGAGCTCAGCAATTTGCGGGTTAAAACAAATCATGACGCTATCTGCCCGGTTAGGTGAGGCAGTACCATCAGGCTGTTTATTAACAAGGATTTTCCCAACACCATTTTTTGTATAGGTCGGTTGAGATAGCTCAGTAGTGAGTAATGCCAATTCCTTAGCATCGATATCTTCAGTTGATAATGAAATGATCATGTCCGGATCGTAATCACGTCCTTCAATGGCTCTAAAAGTTTCTTGGAAGCGCAAACGTAATGACCACCAAGACTGAGCTTTGAGATTTGCGAAAAAGTCTTTATTAAGACGCTTTTCAACCATTTCGCCCTCAGGATCATGAACTGAACCAGATCCACGGAAAGACTCTACATTTACTTCGGATAATCCTAGCTCACGGCGTTTTTCATTAATCACCCTGGCATCACCACGGCACCCAGCTCCAAGACCATCGGCATCGTAGAACAACGTATCGATGGATTTCTCAAAGCAGAGATCCATCGCTTTTTGAGTAGTTCCGAAAATGTCATCACCTTTACCTGACCATGTAGACAAGTAATTCATGACAACGCCATGGCGACCTGTAAATGAGTTTTTATCCTTACCTTCATCAGCTACATCCAAGCCGCCAATACGGTCGCCAGTAGGCTCAATATTGAGCTTAACGTGCGCATCTAGTGAAGCCTGAACCCAAGCTGAAGGAATCAAGACACCTTCCACTGAAGCGGCGTAGTTAATATCGACCTCTTGGGCAAGTACCACATCGTCAAGCGTAGCCAACTGCTTTTCGTACCATGGGTAAATAACTTTGCCGTTATATGTTACGGTCCAGTTCTTATCCGGGTTATCTCTCCAAGGCATAGTAAAAACTGAATAGCGACCGCTAAAACGATCCTGGTGAAATCTGTCACCAATACCGTTAGGTGTGGATCCTTTGATATGAACGTTTGTATTTTGCGAGATTGCAGCATCTACAGCTTCTTGCCGTTCTACGAATGCCCATTCATCCAAAAAGTACATCGTGGTACGTCCACCACGGCCGATATTGTCGCCAGCTTCACCCGTGATAGTTGCGCCGTTATCCGGGTTAATGATTCGCATATGATTATCATGCACCTTCCTAATAAAACCCTTTGGCTTCATCCATTCTGGCATTTTGCTAAACATATCGCGGACTTTATGAAATAAGGTTTTAGGATCCCCCTTCTGATCAACCAACTCCTCTTTACGGCTACCAACACCACCCGCAAAACCTTCAACGAATAGCCAACGATGCAAGAAAAAACCCAGCACAACGTAGCTCATGCCCTCATCACGGGATTTTTCAATTAGACCGTGTGTTTGGGTGCTTTCACGCTCCAGCAACCAATCTACAAGCTCAACCTGTTTAGGGCGCAATACAAAAGGAATATTGGCTGGTAAACCAAATGGCATACCACGTGGATCGTATGTCCAGATCCAATTGTTAAACCAATGAGCCGGTTCTTTACGGCATTTATATAGCTCTGCCTGAATGCTAAGTTCATTTTGCTCAATGGCGGCTTTGTAGTAGTAACGCCGTGTCATCTCAGTCATTACTTCGGGCAAGCGTACGTTAATAGTCCACTCTTTAATTAACGGCGCTATCTCTTCCAGTGCATAAGTCATAACTTTCCATTAATCACTAAGCGCGAAAGCTCTTGCGGTGTGAGTTTTGCTAGTTCATCAGGTGAGAGGGCTGGAGTTGGTGGAATCTGGGTATTTTCAGTTTTTATTGCCCCACCACCCGCTCCAGTAATTTCGACTCGCTTCTCATAAAAACCTTTCATGATCTTTTGCATTTGGTCCACGATCTTAATTGTCATGGTCACGTTATTTTTCTTGGTGAAAAGTAGATCACTCAAAATCTTTAACTGGACAATGTCATTAGCCCCGCTAATGTTGTGAATCGGCTGTTTGAGATATTCCTTTCTCGTTGCCTCAAAAACTTCCTTAAACTCTTTCCTTAAGTCGCGCCCTGCCACCTTAGTCGGGTCGTATGCTTCCACTTGCTGCGGTGACACTACAATGTTGAAAGTTTCCTTGATGGCCTTAACAACTTCAGTGGGTGTCATGAATTGCGCAAGTGACCGAACTATAAAGAGTTGCTCGGCTTTTTTTAGCTTCGCCATAATTCAAAATCCATCAAGGCTCATCAAGGAAACATGGCAAAAAAAAATGAGCCAAACGGCTCAACTAATTAGGCAAGTTCCACAGCACTTGGAAATATTTACATCTGATACAAACGGCGCTTGCTTCGCCACTTCAATAAGTCGCTTCACGTTCTCGTCTGCTCCCCATCGTTTAACTACGCCCACAAACTCTTCAACATCATGGCCAGCCAAATAATGTTTTGGTAATCCTGTCATTTCACTGTATAACGGCTCGCCATCTTCATCTCGCTCAACACCAATGTGATAAAGCTCATGTTCTATAAGCGCACAAAAATCTCGGTCCGTTGCTTGTTCACAAAAACTAGCATCAATAGTGATGAGATAAACCGGCACATAACCAAACCAATCACGCATTTGTTGTTCTTGGCGAGCTTTGCGCCATCCACCAACGTTAAACATGACTTTTTCGCACTGGCCAGAAACCATTTGCTTTTTAACCGTGCAAGCCTGTGATGCCCATGCAAATGCAAGAAATCCCTCATTTTCATGTATCAACTCAGCTATATGGTCATGGTCTGGGTTATAAAGCACACCACCTATAGTTAGATAATTTTCAATAACCCATTCCATAAGATCTGGTGCCGGTGTTAAGCGTGTAGCTTCTTCATCATCAGCCTGATCAATAAAATCAGTCGGTGGAAATGGTCTGATCTGATCCATTAAAAATGTGCCTCTTCAAGTTTTTTAACCATTGGCTTGCGTAGTCAACTCTTAACTGCAAAGGTCCTGATTCATTAACTTTAAACCTAGTAGCCGACTCCAAGCGAATAACTGTATAGCCCATCTCTTCAGCAACATCGTAACGGTCAAGACTCCATGCTTTATTTTTAAGCCTTCCCTTCCGTCCACCCGACCATGGGCCACCAGCGATTTCAACAAGTATTCGATGCTCAATTAAATGGAAATCAAAGCGCCAATGTTTTGTCGATTTAAACTGAAATTTCTTTTCATACTTAAACTCAAGAACATCCAAAGCCTTTGTAAACTCTTCTTCAGCTTTTAAGTATTTTTCTGTAGCTTTCGGCAAGGGCGTATATTTTGGTTTCGGTTTCTGTGGGCGCTTTCCTGTGAGTTTGAAATATTTACTGGCTTCCATACAAACACCCTTACATCACGGCGACCTTTAAGCCAATTTAGCTTTTCAATGGCTAAAAAAAATCGCTCATCTAAGTGAGCGATCTCTTGATCTGTTAAGCCTTTGGTTGTGCAACTGCCTATATGCTTTAATTCTTGTTCGGTCTCCCGAATTTCCACATCAACATTTTGAAGCATAGCATCTCCAAATTTAAAAGAAAAAGCCCCGCCAATAATCGATATTTAGCGGGGCCATTTGCGCCGTAATCCGTTCGGCTAAAAGAGAGGTGTGCTTATAAAACACCTCTC